TAGTTCTACTTATGGGTAACAAAACATGGCTGATATAAATCGCGAAGCACAAGAATTTGCCGAAATAATGGCAGACGTCAATCGGGAAATGAAGTTGTACGGGCAACTACATGCCAACACTGCTGAACGTCTCAAAGATGCTGAAATATCAGCTCAATTTGGTCTCAAGAACTTTACTGCTGCTTCGGGAAAAGGGGCAGACGCTGTAATCAATCTTGGCAAGGCCATGGGTCAAGCTGCATCGTCAATGTACCAAGGAAAAAAAGGTGCAGCAGCGTTCAACGACAGTGTTGATTCGTTGACCACAGCAGCTCAAGCAGCGGCTGCTGGTCTACTGCTGCTAGGAGGTCCTTTGGGTTTACTAGCAGCAGCGGTAATGGGCGGCATAGCTGCATTAGGCAAATATACCCAAGCTGCCAACGAAATGAGCGACAAGCTCTACAAAGGCTACCAAGGTCTAGCTGAGACGGGTGCAGCAGCCAGTGACGGTATGACTGGCTTGTTTAAGGATGCTAAGAAACTTGGAGTCAGCATGAACGACCTTAATGGGTTTGTTCAACTGATTGGAGAAAATTCCAAAGACTTGGCATTGTTTTCAGGAACCGTGTTTGAAGGTAGACAAAAGTTTGCTGACATGGGCGAAAGCATGGAGCAGTACCAAGAAGGTCTTTTCAACATGGGTCTCAGTGTTGATCAAGTAAATTCTGGTATGATGGGCTATCTAAAACTGCAAAGCAGAGTAGGCCTGAGCCAAAACAAAACTACTACAGAACTAGCTGACGGTGCCAAAAAATATCTAATAGAAATGGATTCTTTGAGCAAGGTCACTGGCGAAAGTCGCAAGGCCATGGAAGATCAAATGGAAGCAGCTCGTAGTGAAGAACGATTTGCAGCCAAGCTACAGGAACTAAGATCACAAGGTCGAGTTGAAGAAGCCAAACAGTTAGAACTAGCCAATATAATGATTTCTAAGGAAAACAAAGCATTGGCTCAGGGTTTCCGTGACGCATCAACTGGAATGATTACCACTGAGGCAGCACAAAAAGCCATGCTTGTGACTCAAGGTCAAGTCATGGTTCAGGCTGATAGAATGAGCACTGGCCTGGCCACGGCAGGGGAAGGTGCCACTATCATTGGCCAGGCCGCTGGTAATACTGCTAAATCAATGACTGGATTGGCCAAAGCAGGTGCTTATTTTGGAGCAGACTTTGCTGCTGATCTGCGATCAGGCCTGACTGATTATAACAAGGCTCTCATAGAAGCTACAAAGGAACAGGCCAAACAAGGAGCAACAGGTGGTAAAGCTGCTGATGATGCAGTGCAAGCACAAACTGATCTACGTCGAGCACAGATTGCAGGCAACAAAGCAACTGAAGAATTTGTGTTTGCAGGCATTGTTCCAGCAACCAAGGCCATGGAAGTGCTGGCAAAAACAACCACATCAGGTGTTGATAGCCTTAACAAGTTGTTTGGTATTAAACCAGGTGACGCTAAAGAATCAGAGGCAGCAAAAGCTGCTGAAAAAGCTGCAAAAGAATCATCTAACGCTGCAAGAGCCGCAGAAAAAACAGCGCAAGACGTACTTAAAAACAACCAAAGTACCAAAGAAGAAAGAAAAGCAGCAGCACAAAAAGCATTTGATACACGAAAAGCTGAACAACAAGCAGTCAATCCAGGTTCAGTAATTTTAAACAAGAACCCTGCAGTACCAGCTGGCAGTCCCTTGTCAGCCGCTGTACCAACAGCTCCTGCAAAAGCTGCTCCTGCAAGTGCTGCTCCTGTAAGTGCTGCTCCTGTATCTGTATCACCTGCTGCACCTGCGGTATCAAGAGCTGCTGCACCTGCAGCAGGTGCAGCAGCACCAGTGGCACTAGGAGCAGCCAAACAAAAAACAGCTGGAGGAATAGACGGAGGTGCAGAAAAAACTGGGTCTAACGACATGCAAGCACCTAAAAAAACTGCGTCTAAAGGTGGTGGGGGCAGAATGAGTGAGGATGACATTAAGAAAATGATCATTGATCACGAAGGTAAAAGATATGAACCATATAAAGACAGTTTGGGATTGTGGACTGTAGGAGTAGGTCACTTAATAGGTGACGGAAAAACACTGCCGCCTGAATGGAATCGCAAATTCAGCGAAGAAGAAGTTATGGCAATGTTTGAGAAAGATTATGCAAAACATAAAAAACAAGCAGAGTCAAACGTTCCAGGATTTTCTAAATTTGACTCAATGGGTCAGGCAGCATTAGTTGATTTGACATTTAACATGGGACCTGGATGGCCTAAGAAGTTTAAAAATACTTCTGCAAAACTAGGTGCAGGCGATACGGAAGGCGCTGCCGAAGGATTAACTAATAGTGCTTGGTATGGACAGGTCGGCCGACGAGCACCAAAAATTGTAGGAATGGTTAGAAATTCTGAAGTTACAGCAGCTGACGGTGGCATGTTCTCTGGACCTAAATCAGGATATTCTGCTACATTGCACGGTGATGAAGCAGTTATACCATTGAAAAACGGTACTGTTCCTGTTAGTTTGAGCATGACAGATGTACTTGGGGGGTTAGGTGATGATATTGCTGAACAATTAAAAGAAATAAAAAATCAAAGCACATCTGAAAATGACTCAGCAATGCGTCAAGTAACAAGCGAATTCAAAACAGCCATGACACAACTGAGCCAACAACTGTCAGAAAACGCTAGAATGCAAAATCAAGACGGCATGAGTGGTGTTGCTGCCTTGCTACAAGAACTAATCTCTGCCACTAAATCTGGTGTAGACGTACAACAAAAGATACTGGCGTCCAGCTACTAACACGGTAAATAACTTACTATGGCAGAACAACAATCTTGGAAAAAATATTTCAAAGTGGCAGACACGTCTGGCCAACTGAGTCCAATATCGGGCAAAAATCAGTTTGGACTCAGCGGCTACCCCAGAAACGACGGCAACAATTCAGGAGCACAAGCAGACTTTGTGTTTCGAAATTATGCGTCGAGATTGCCAGAAGTATATTCAGGACACCCAAACCGTGTTGAGCGTTACAACCAATACGAAAACATGGACATGGATTCAGAAATCAATGCATGCTTGGACATCATTGCTGAGTTCTCTACCCAGGCCAATCCAACAAACGGCACACCATTTGAAGTAGACTACAAAGACAAACCCACTGATCACGAAGTAGACATTATTCGCAAGCAGTTGCAGCAATGGGTCAAACTGAACAAACTGGATCAGCGTATTTTCAAACTGTTCCGCAACTGTATCAAGTACGGCGATCAGATTTTTGTTCGTGATCCAGAAACATTTGAAATGTACTGGGTTGACATGAGCAAGCTGGCTCGAGTTATTGTGAACGAATCTGAAGGCAAGCGTCCTGAACAGTATGTTATTCGTGACATCAATCCTAACTTTCAGAATCTCAGCGTGGCAGCAAAAACCACAACTGACTACATGACCAATCCTGTAACAGGCAGCATCAGTGGCAGTGCAAACTACACCATGCCCAACGGCGGCACAGGCGGCGGCACAACCAACAGTCGTTTCATGCAGGCCATGAACGAAGTTTGTATTGATGCCAAACACGTGGTACACATGAGTCTGAACGAAGGCTTGGACGTATTTTGGCCATTTGGGCGCAGTGTGCTGGAACAGATTTTTATGGTGTTCAAACAGAAGCAACTGTTGGAAGACAGTATCCTGATCTATCGTGTGCAACGTGCTCCAGAACGACGAATCTTCAAGATTGACGTAGGCAACATGCCCAGCCACTTGGCTATGGCGTTTGTGGAACGTGTAAAAAATGAAATGCATCAGCGAAGAATCCCCACTGTAACAGGTGGCGGGCAAAACATGATGGACTCTAGTTACAACCCACTTAGTGTAGGCGAAGACTACTTCTTCCCACAAGGACAAGACGGTCGTGGCAGCAGTGTTGAAACACTGCCGGGTGGACAAAATCTGGGCGAAATTGATGACTTGAAGTATTTCAACAACAAAATGGCCCGTGGCTTGCGTGTACCGTCAAGCTACTTGCCCACAGGTCCAGATGACAGTGATCGTGTTACCAGCGACGGCAAAGTAGGAACAGCACTGATTCAAGAATTCCGATTCAATCAGTATTGTGAACGTTTGCAAGCTCTAGTGTGTCAAAAACTAGACGACGAATTCAAGATGTTTTTAAAATGGCGCGGATTCAACATTGACTCCGGCTTGTTCAACATCAAGTTCAATGCACCACAAAACTTTGCCAGCTATCGTCAATCAGAACTGGACAACACTCGTATTCAAGCATTCCAAGGACTTGAGCCACTGCCGTACATGAGCAAGCGATTCTTGCTGGAACGCTTCTTGGGCTTGACTGAAGAAGAAATCAAACAGAACGAAGAAATGTGGCGTGAAGAGAGAGACAATCCTGAAATGCAAACACAGTCAGGACAAGACTTGCGTAGCGTGGGTATTACACCTGGTGGCCTGGAAACAGACATTGCAGCCGGCGAAGAAATGGCTGGCATGGAGCCAGCTGAACCAGGTGTTCCTGCTACTACTCCTGGTGCTGCCTTGCCAGCCACCCCGGCTGGTGCAGCCCCAACAGTATAAATACTGGCATGATACTACAAGAATTTTGGTCGAAAGAACCTGAAGCATATCAGGACTTAGAGCAGGACAACAGCCAGCTACAACTGGGTGACCTGCGCAAAACTCATTTGACTCTGCGACAAATCAGCAAGCTGAGAAAAATGAATGATGTTAGAACTGTAGAGTACAAAGAAAAACTCAAACTGGTGCGTCAACAATACGCACCTCCACCAGCACCTGTAGTGTGAATGTTGCAAGCAATTTGCAATTTATGGCCATTTTGGCCACTTAAAACACTGCTTTTATCTCACCTGTGTAAATAACAGCACACTTTACCAATAGGAGTTTCCTTATGAACAGATTTGAACAATTGATTGAATACGTGATCAATGATGAAGAACACAAAGCTCGTGAGCTTTTCCATGACATCGTAGTGGCCAAAAGCCGTGAGATCTACGAAAACATGATGGACCAAGAAGAACTTGAAGAAAGTCAAGACGACATCGAAGAAGGTGCCATGGGCGGCGACGCTGCTGACGATCTTATCGACAATGTTGAAATGGACGAAGAGTCTGATATCAGCATGGAAGGCGAAGATGATGACATGGGTAACGACATGGGTGACGACATGGGCGGAGATGACATGGGTGACGACATGGGTGACGACATGGGCGGATCCAGCGAAGCAGCCACCAAAGACGACATCATGAACTTAGAAGACAAGCTGGACCAGTTGATGGCCGACTTTGAAAATTTAATGGCCGACGGCAACGACATGGGCGATGGCGACGATTTTGGTCCTGAAGAAGGCGGCGACGCCATCGAAATGGACGATACAGAAGAAATGGGCATGATGGAAGCGCTGCAATTAAAAGCAGCCCCAAAACCAGTTACTTCTGAAGAAGGCGCAACCAACAAAAAGTCCACGGTAGCTGCCAACAGCGGAGCACGTGGTGCAATGGCCAAACCAGTAAGCACAGGCACAAGTCTTGGCGGAAGTCATGACTCAGCTGCTTATCGCAACACAGTAAAAGACCTTGGTACAACACCAACACAAGACGCAGGCAAAGGCGCATTTAGAACAGCGGCCCCAAAGCCAACTACTACACAAGCCAGCGGCGTTAACAACAAGAGCCCACTGCCAAGCGGCAGAGGTTAATTAAATGTCGTCAACATACCTAAGAGAAGATCTTACTTTCATCCAGGCCAACATACAGGTCCTGGAAGAAGCCGACCAACACGGTGGTAAGCATCTGTACCTCAAAGGTATCTGTATTGAAGGCGACAAGCGCAATGCAAATGAGCGTATCTATCCTCTACGAGAAATTTCTCGTGCAGTTGACACTATAAATCAGCAAATTCAAGAAGGTAATTCCGTCCTGGGCGAAGTTGATCATCCAGATGATCTCAAGATCAATCTAGACCGGGTGTGTCACACAGTTGAAAACATGTGGATGGATGGACATGCTGGTTGCGGAAAGCTGAAAATTTTGCCTACTCCAATGGGCAATTTGATAAAGACTCTGTTGACGTCAGGTGTAAAACTTGGCGTATCTAGTCGCGGTAGCGGCAATGTAGACGACAGAACAGGACATGTAAGTGACTTTGAAATAGTCACTATAGATGTGGTTGCCCAACCCAGCGCACCAAATGCTTATCCCACAGCTATCTATGAAGGCTTGCTCAACATGAAGCATGGTCATAGAGTGTTGGCGATGGCTCGCGAGTCTGGACAAGGCGACAAAGTGCAAAGATACCTGAAAGAGGAAGTAAAACGCCTGATCAGGGATCTTAAAATCTAAGGAGAACCAGGCATGTTTGATGCTATTAAACCATTGCTAGATAGCGGCCTGATTAACGAAGACGTTAGCCGAGAACTCAACGAAGCTTGGGATCAAAAGTTAAACGAAGCTCGTGAATCAGTTCGTGTGGAATTGAGAGAAGAATTCGCACAACGCTATGAGCATGACAAGTCAGTCATGGTCGAAGCCCTAGATAAGATGGTAACAGAAGGTCTTGCCAGTGAAATTCAAGCGGTGTCTGCTGAAAAGCGTGCATTGGTTGAAGATCGCGTCAAGTTCCAAGGCAAGATGAAAGAGTCAGCACAGAAGTTCAACGGCTTCATGGTGACAAAACTTGCTGAAGAAATTGGCGAACTGCGTAAAGACCGTAAGATGCACAGCGAAGGACTTGAAAAACTTGAGTCGTTTGTGGTGCATGCTCTTGCACGTGAAATTCAAGAATTCGCACAAGACAAACGTGAAGTAGTGGAAACTAAAGTACGTTTGGTGCGTGAAGCTCGCGGCAAACTCGAACAACTCAAAGCACGATTCGTAAAAGAATCTGCTGCCAAGATGACTCGAGCTGTTAGCCATCATTTGAAGGCAGAACTTACACAATTGCACGAAGACGTAAAAATTGCTCGCGAGAACAATTTTGGTCGTCGTATCTTTGAAGCATACGCTGCTGAATTTGGAGCTACTCACTTGAATGAGAAAGCCGAAGTTCGCAATCTGTATAACTTAATCGACAACAAAGATCGTCAATTGGCAGAAGCCATTGAGCTCACTGAAAAGGCGAAAGTCCTCATTGAGCGCAAGGAACGCGAAATGCGTGTGATCAAGGAATCCAACTCACGTCAAAGTGCAATGGATGAATTGCTGAGTCCCTTAAACAAGGAAAAAGCCGAAGTCATGCGTAATTTGCTGGAAAGCGTACAGACAGGTCGTCTGAAAAACGCTTTCGAAAAATATCTACCAGCAGTGTTGGAAGACAGATCAGCCAAAGCCCGCAAGGTGATAGCTGAACAAGTCACCGCAGTAACTGGTGATAAAACTGTACCAGAAACTCACCAAGAAGAACGCAGCAATGTGATCGACTTGAAGCGCCTGGCAGGTTTATAATCATTTTATAGAGGAGACTTAAATGTCACAAGAACTACTAGAAAGCCGCTGGGGCGAAACCAAAGAAGCACTGCTTGAAGGTTTGAATGGAACCAAGCGCAACAGCATGGGTGTTATCCTTGAAAACACTCGCAAGTACCTGAAGGAAAACGCTTCCGCAGGTTCAACAGCAGCAGGCAACATTGCCACCCTGAACCGCGTGATTCTTCCCGTGATTCGACGTGTGATGCCTACTGTTATTGCTAACGAACTGGTTGGCGTTCAGCCAATGACTGGTCCAGTTGGTCAAATCCACACTCTACGTGTGCGTTATGCCCAGAACTTGACTGACCAATCCGCAGCCGCAACAAACGTGCAAGCTGGTGAAGAGGCCCTGAGCCCATTCAAGATCGCTACAGCGTACTCCACAGTACCTGGTGCATTGAATAGCACAGCTACAAACTACACCGGTGCTGCTACAGCAACGATGGAAGGTACTGGCGGTAAGCAAATTTCCGTACAGATCTTGAAGCAAGCTGTTGAAGCCAAGACACGTAAATTGCAAGCACGTTGGACATTTGAAAGTGCCCAAGACGCTCAAGCAATGCACGGTATTGACGTTGAAGCTGAGATCATGGCTGCTCTTGCACAAGAGATTACAGCTGAGATCGACCAAGAGATCCTGTTGAGCCTGCGTAGCCTTGCAGCTACTGAGTTCACATACAACCAAGCTACTGTTAGTGGTACTGCTACATTCGTTGGTGACGAACACGCTGCTCTAGCTGTGTTGATCAACCGTGTTGCTAACCTGATCGCCCAACGTACACGTCGTGGCGCTGGTAACTATGCTGTTGTTAGTTCAGCTGCCCTGACAGTTCTGCAAAGTGCTACAACTAGCGCATTTGCACGTACTACAGAAGGCACATTTGAAGCTCCTACAAACACCAAGTTTGTTGGTACACTGAACGGCGCTATGCGTGTGTTTGTTGATAGCTATGCTAGCGACACCACTCCTGTGCTGGTTGGTTACAAAGGTAGTTCGGAAGCTGACGCTCCTGCATTCTACTGCCCATACATTCCGTTGATGAGCAGTGGTGTTGTGCTGGATCCAAGCACATTCGAACCAGTCGTGAGCTTCATGACAAGATATGGCTACATAGAACTGACTAACACTGCATCGTCTTTCGGCAATGCGGGCGATTATGTTGGCGAGATAGCCGTATCCAATCTTAGCTTTTCGTGAGATTGGTTATATACTTGTGTTAAACAAGTGTATAAACAAAAATCAAAAAGGGCCGCAAGGCCCTTTTTTGTTGACTTTTCTTTCTAAAAATGTTATTGTTATAAGGTGAAATCGCAGTGAGAAACTAAATAACAATATGAAACCTTACACCTATCTAATCCG